TTCCATTATAATATATATATATACATTATAACGCGATAACTGAAAGAAAGTAAAACAATAAACCAAAAATTTAAAATTAAAATAGTGAAATAATCGATGTTTTAAATATTTAAAAGTATAAAACATCGTATTACTCTAAAACGGGGTAGTATTATATATGACTATGTCATTGGTTTTTTGATGACACATTCTAGGATTTTGAAACGTGCCTATATAATTTCCGGCTTGGCATGTCGGTGCCTTATTTTTTAATCTGTAATTCTTTGACAAATGAGCTAAATTCTTCTCAATCGTATCAACATTTAACTTCAAGTTCAATGTACTGCTTGACACCGCACCTTGTTGTGCAAACTGATAATTGTTCGGCTTGTATACAACCAATTTGCATCCAAGTAGGTCAGTAGGACCAGTAATGGGTACCCCAGTATACGGGTTCAATACAAAGGCATCATATACTACTATTGCACTACTCTTGTTGGGTTCAGGTAAATTGTTAATAAATGTAACCAATATTTTAAAGGTGGTTATTTGCTTATAAATCTCTTTTGCTGCATCGTTAGAAGCAATAATTCCATCATTTTGAAGAGTCAACAATATTTGCGCAACAAGACCAGCTTCGCTCGTTGCGTATATCTCGCCATTTGGCTGACAATTTGCAACATATGTGTTGTTTTCGGCAGCAGGGCTTCCAGGCTTTGCATCAGGGTCGCTCAATGGAACTGCAGGGCGCACAAAATTAAAGGCGCGTTGCTCGTATGTCTTGCATCGATTTTCCAGGTATTGAATATGTGTCGTGTAATAATTTTGTTTTAAGTTGGTTGACGCAGGAAGCACACGTCGGCGTGCCTTTCTTTCCTCATTGCAACAGAAAGTTGGTGATGTAGTAGATGGCTCAGGATTTTCTGTTAAATATGGAATATTCGGATACAAGTTTGCGGATACACATATTCCTTGACAATTGGATGGAAGGTTTAATAAGGTATTTTGCTTGACACTATAGCTACCCGGATTATCAATCATCTGTTTCACTAAAGTTCCTGGGGTGGAAGATTTAACTTCGCGATTGAGGTTTCTATCTATTTGAACATATTCTCCATAACTAGTCGCACCTTCAACCGCAACTCTAGGAATTGCTCCCTTTCGCGCATGTTTTATTGGTCGCGCCTTGCCCCAGAACCCAGAAATACCCCTACGAACAATACCATCTACATACACCTCAAATGGTGAACCATATACAGCATTATTTCCATAATCTAAATTTGTTAATGGACGAATAGTACCTGCGGTTATACCTACAGGTGTTTGAGATAAGCCAGTTCCCTTCCAAGTAATATATTGTTGAGGAAATGAACTTTTATGGTTATACCCAGATGAAGGGGTTGGTCTCATACCCAACGGATAAAAGGCAGAAGACATTATGTATACTATTATTATAGAAAATAAAGTATTGGTATATTTTATATATGTTGTTTAAGTCGCTTCTTTTATTTTTTATCATTTTATTTTTTATCATTCTAATTAGTTATCAAATATATTCATCACAGAGTATTATTGAGGGATTATGTCCCGATCAATCACTCAAGGATCATGATGAAATTATTAAAATACAAGCGGAATTAAACAATAAATATAGACCGCTAATTACAGATAGTGCAGGCCAACCAGTAAATTTGTTGTCTAGAGTAGCCAAATTAGAATCAAATGTACAAATAATTACAGACCAAATGGTGCAGTCGAGTAAAGCACAAGTTGCAGCAGTTCCAGCAGCCCCGGAAGTTGAGCCTCTTCCAGCGGGCAACTAAATACAAAAATGCCAAAATGCCAAAATATTATATATAGATTAAGTATATAATGTCTTTTTATGCAAATGCCAATTCAAATCCTCAAGGAGTCCAAGCGAGTTTACTTGGACCTTCTTATAGTTATAAAGATCAAATTAAAACACCTGCAGAATTAGGTATGAGTGATAAAGGAACTATGACCGCATTAGGTAATGACATTACAGGGTTGATTGGATACGTTTCAGTATTAGTCGATGGTGGGGGTAAGGCGTCCAGGCCTGGAGGACCTTTAGGCAATAAATTTTTTATGAAAACGGGTGCAATGTGCAATGATGTCAATACAAAAAAGGACGTTGATCGATATATTTATGTTAACAATGTGCCAAATGCGCCCTTGCCTGGATTAATTAAAGGAGTTACGACGGGGTTAGGCACACTAAATCCATTTCGGATAATGGGAGCCTTTGCAGAAGGTTCAAAGCCTCCGTGTAAGGAAGTTACGCTACAAGTCATTGATGTTAATAACCAACGTTCGCAAGCAACTCACTTTGTAACTCTCTCTGACATTAAAAGTCTAGAGGGTTTTCAAAACAAACAATTACAAAATTCTGCTCCTGTTAACATGCCAAATGACCTTGGTATTCAAATGTATTATATTACCTTGTCCGGTTTGGGATTGTATTTGGTGTATAGACTGATGAACAAAGAACGTTGAATATATTTATTTTTATTTGCTGGTTATTTGGTAAATAAAAATACACTTATTTTCTTGATCTCCTCGACCTTCTTGACTTCTTGGATTTTCTGGATTTTCTTGATCGTTTCCCACCTTCTGACCTCTTTCTTTTACCCGGCGAACCAAGTGGTTCATCTTCTTCAATGTAATCCATCGCATTCTGTCTTTCAAGTGGCGGATTACTCCAATCCATTTCAACCGCACCAAGTCTTTTAAGACCTTCCTCCGACACTTCGTAATGTTTAAATAAAGAAGCCGTTTTGAAAGAGACATCTTTTTTTGCTCCATTCGTACGAATATTTATCTCGTCGTCTGTTTTGCTTATAAGCGTTGCGAGAAACGGCTTCGGTGTAAACAAGTACTTTTGTCCAATAAACATAGAATCGAGACTAGTTATTTTTTGTCTTGACATGCGTATATATATTATTATATATTATAACTCAGAACGAAAATATTTATTTTTGGATTTATTGTTGCCTAAATCTGACGCAATAAACGCTGCAATAAATCAAAAAAGAATTTTAGACAATATAATGAATATCTCAATAGTTAAATTATAATTAGGTATAAATTTTAATAAAAAAACTTGCATTTTATTACAATGAAAATACTATTAACCGGAGGTTTAGGATTTATTGGGTCGCATACCGCATATGTATTAAACACGTGCAACCATAAGGTAGTCATAGTAGATAATTTATCTACGTCCAACATCAAGGTGTTTAGTACATTACAAACGCTTTGTCCAAACCCTGACTCCTTGGTTTTTTATGAAGGAAATGTTATGGACGAGGCTTTTATGGAAAACGTGTTTCAAAAAGAAGCACCTGAAGCAGTGATTCATTTTGCGTCATTGAAAGCAGTTAATGAATCCATTGCGAAACCGCTCATGTATTATCGCCAAAATATCAATGGTATTATTACGTTGCTTACCATCATGGAAAAATATCAGTGCAATCGTATTGTATTTTCGTCGTCTGCGACTGTATATGGAAAACAATCGTCGCCGATTAAAGAAGATTTTCAAGTGGGAGTCGGCATTACAAATCCATACGGACAGACCAAATACTTCCAAGAATGTATATTGCAAGATTGTGCAAAAATAAACCCCAAACTAAATGTCTTGATATTGCGATATTTTAATCCTGCTGGGGCGCATCCGTCGGGGCTTATCGGAGAAGACCCCAAAGGAATACCGAATAATCTGTTTCCGTTTGTCATGCGTGTTGCTTCTCGTGAGTATCCGAAACTTCAAATATTTGGAAACGATTATAATACGCCCGATGGAACATGTATCCGAGATTTTATTCATGTTATGGATTTGGCAGAGGGACATGTAGCAGCTTTAAAACAAGAACACCCTGGTTGCCATGTTTATAATCTGGGAACCGGACGAGGATGTTCTGTCATGGAATTGGTAAATACATTTGAGAAGGTAAATAATATACAAATCCCTTATCAAATTCAAAAACGGCGCGAAGGGGATCTTGAAGAAGTTTATTCCGACGCATCCAAGGCCAAGTTGGAACTCGGTTGGGAAACGAAACGCACGATTGAAGACATTTGTAGAGATGGTTGTAAGTTTGTAATGAAAGTTTAATAAGTTATTTACACCCTTGAATATTCGTTAAATAATAATTAAACTAATATTTCATTATATATAATGAATATACCAATAGTTATTATTTGTTATAATAACTACAAATATGTTCAAAATACTTTAGATCAAATTCGAAAAATAAACATGGAATATTATAAAAATGTTATAATAGTAAATAATTCTTCTACTTGTACAGATACTATTAATTTTTTGAAAAATGTAGATGTTAAGATTATAAATAGTGCTAATAATGGTCCTTGGATTACTAGTACTGCAAATAAAGATATCTATGATACTCTACCTGACAAATATATAGTAACAGATCCAGACCTTGAATTAAATGAAATAATGCCAAGTAATTTTATTGAAATATTGTCAAATTTGTCAGACAAATATGGTGTATTTAAAATAGGATTGGCATTAGATATATCTGATTTTGAAAAGATGTACCAAACAGGTTATTATGGCGACATAAATATTTACGACTGGGAAAGAAATTTTTGGAACAATAAAATAAATGATAGTAATTATGAATTATATAATGCGCCGATAGATACTACATTTTGTTTACTGAACAAAAATAATAACAATGATGATGGAATTAGAGTTGCTGGTAATTTTACAGCAAAACATTTACCATGGTATATCGATAATAAAGTATATAATGTTTATGAGAATTATATGGCAAATATAAAAACGTTAACAGGAATTTCAACCATAGCAAGATTAATTCTCCCTTATTTTGAAAAGAAATATTTGAAAATCAATAAAAATGATGAATTATTTTTAATAGAAAATGACGACAATAATCCTAATTTACATTTTTGGAAACATCATTACGAAAATTGGGAAAATTCTTCATTCAAAGTTTATGATAAATATTTATCCAAAAATAATATTCTTATTGAGATTGGTGGATGGATTGGAGCAACCTCCATGTATGGTTGTAGAAAATCAAAACACGTATACTCTATTGAAGCAGATATCCTATCAGTTCATGATATGAGTCTTAATTTAAACATAAATTGCACGAACAATTATACATTAATTAAGAAGGCAATTTATAACATTGATGATATTAAATTAAAATTTGGTAAAAATAAATTTTTAGAGAATTCAAAAATGAATGATTCAACCTCTCATTTATATCATGATAATGACGAACCTCCAGAATATTATTTCGTCGATACTATTACATTGGAAAGTATAATAACAAATTATCAAATAAATCCAAGTGAGATAGGACTTATTAAAGTAGATATTGAAGGTGGGGAAGAACATATATTAAACGATTTAAATGATATATATATCAAATATAAAATACCCATATATGTTAGTTTTCATCTTACTTGGTGGAATGATAAAAATTTAGACCGATTTGAGTGGTTATCAGATACTATTAAGAATCAAATACAAGCTGACCCATTTGGTTCTATATTAGTTTTTGAATAAGCTACAAATTTTTCTATAGATAACTTTGTTTTCTAAGTTATCTATTACTTGTTCAAGCATTCATTGTCTCTCTAAGTTGTTCTTCCAAAGCGGTTAATTGTTCTATCGTATTAACACCCATAATTTGTATCTGTTTATTTTCGGGCATATCATACAAATCAATATTAATTTGTTCACCATTTTTAATAAGCTCAATAATATCCGTTAAATAATATTCATTTTGTGCATTATTATTTTGCAATAAGGGCAAATATTTACATAAAACCTCGGTTTCAAAAGCATAAACCCCGCAGTTCACTTTTTTCACCAACTTTTCTTCTAAAGAACAATCCTTCTCTTCTACTATTTTATCAAATACACCATTAGTTTCTATGATTCGTCCATATCCATCCGGATTATTCATAATAGTTGTAACAATTTTCACCTTGTGAAAATTATCCATTATATCACGTATTGTTGCAGCTTTTAATAAAGGTGTATCTCCAGATAATATGGCGACATTTGTATCCTTATATTTCAATAATTCATCCCTGCAACATTGAATCGCGTGTCCAGTTCCCAATGCTTCTGGTTGAATGATAAATTCAATCTTATCTAGAGAAATATACTGACGTAAAGTTTCTTCTATAATAGTTCTATATTTACCAACCACAATGAATATTTTCAATGGATCCAATAACGTTGCTTTATGAACAATCTTTAATAGCATTGGTTTACCACCAAAATTATGCAACACTTTGGGTAAATCTGAATTCATACGTTTTCCTAATCCTCCAGCCATGATAATAATTATATTTTGTTTCATTTAAGATAAATATACAAAATATTTTTGTAATTATAACTTATAACTTACTTACAAAATGTGTGGAATTATTGCATGCATTTCAGATGAAGAATGTTGGAATATTTTGTATAACGGATTATTACAATTAAAAAACAGAGGATATGATTCTGCAGGTATATGCACGATAGCAAATAATGCTTTAGTAATAGATAAATACGCGTCAAATGGAGATATAGATGCTTATAAGAAACTACAAGATTGCTTACCCAATCATGAAAAGGCTATAGCCGGAATAGCGCATACAAGATGGGCTACACATGGTGCAAAAACTGACGCGAATTCACACCCGCATGTTAGTATGTGTGGTAAATTCGCATTAGTTCACAATGGAATTATTGAAAATTATAAAGAGCTAAAAAAAACGTTAGTAGAAAAAGGCTATATATTTAAATCACAAACCGACACGGAAATTATTGTACAACTGCTTTCTTATTTATACACGACAAATAAAAGTATTATTGTTTGTATCGAGAAAATGAATATTGTGTTAGAAGGGACATGGGCGTTAGCGATTGTTTGCACAGATGACCCCAAAACGATTTATTGTACACGACATGGAAGTCCATTATTGGTTGGATACACTGATAATAGTGCAATAGTTGTATCTGAAAAGAGTGGATTTTGTAATAAAGTGCAACATTATTTTGTCATCGAAGAATTAGATATTTGCAAAATAACACAAAATGGAAATAAGGTTGATATAGATACTAATTACCATTATGTTGCTAACAAATTTGTAAATATAACAGAAGAATCGGTATTGAATTCGTATCCACATTGGACTATAAAAGAAATATATGAACAACCCGACGCATCCTTGCGCGCGATTAACATGGGTGGGCGAATATTAGATGATAGCAAAGTAAAATTAGGCGGATTAGAAGAACATGCTGATAAATTAAAAAACGTTACTAATCTTATTTTATTGGGTTGTGGGACATCCTATTTTGCAGGCCAACACGGATTACATTTTTTCAAAGATTTGTGTGATTTTGGCAATGTTCAATTATTTGATGGGGCCGAGTTTGACGAAAAAGATATACCAAAATACGGCACAACTGCCTTGTTATTAATCTCTCAATCTGGTGAAACGAAAGATTTGCATAGATGTATAGAAATTGGGAAACAAAAGGATTTGTTATTAATTGGGCTTGTGAATGTAGTTGATTCTTTAATAGCAAGAGAGGTACATTGTGGGTGTTATTTGAATGCGGGTAAAGAAATCGGTGTAGCTTCTACAAAATCATATACTTCTCAGGTGACTTTATTATCCATGATTGCGATCTGGTTTGCCCAAAAAAGGGATATAAATGAGAATAAACGTATTAATTATATAAAAGATATTTTACAACTGAATTACGATATCAAAAATACATTAGACATAAACAATAAATATATTGAAGACATCGTACAAAAACTATTTCATAATCGCGACAATTGTTTCATACTGGGAAAAGGCAAATCCGAATCAGTCGCCAAGGAAGGAGCTCTTAAAATAAAAGAAATCTCATACATTCATAGTGAAGGTTATTCTACTAGTAGCTTAAAACATGGTCCATTCGCATTATTAAGTGAGAACTTTCCTGTAATCATTATTGCTCCAAATGATATAAATTATAGTAAATCGGAAAACGCATATGAAGAGATAAAATCCAGAAATGCGCCAATATTATTTATTACCGATAAGAAAAATCAAGACAAGGAAAATGTGTTATATATTCCTGAAAATAAAACATTTCGTGATATGTTGAGCGTGATCCCTATACAATTATTGGCATATAACTTGGCGGTATCCAGAGGCATTAACCCCGATACTCCGAGAAATTTGGCCAAGGTTGTTACTGTTGAATAAAACATGAAAAAAATAAAATTTTAAAAATATTTTGACATTTGAATTCCGTGTTTTTCAAATCCAAGCTTTTCGTAAAAATCAGACAATCTTGGATTACAATCAAGTATTACTTTATAACAATTATGATCATTTGCAAAAGAAAATAGTTTTTCCATTATTCTTTTGGAAATGCCCATTGCTCTACATTTTTGATCTACGACTATGTCTTCAATATGCCCAACAGATTTACCACTTCTAATAATTTTTGGTTCAATTATAATAGTACCTGAACCTACAATACATATTTTATTTTCTATTGTTGTATGATAACAAACATATATTACTCCCATAGTTGTTATCTTATATAAATTGTTCATAAATATCTCTCTGGAGAGCATGGGCGTTTGTGTTAACTGCGACAAAAGTAGTATATATTGCTCTATTATTTCGTCAGTCTGTGTGTTATTCTCTTGAATCAATTGCAACAATGTAGTATATTCAAAACTATTCATTATTGTGTTATGCGTATATTTTTTAAACTAGTTTGTCATGTAAATCCATATTCAGAGAGAACTTTACAATAATATTCTATTTTGTGGGGTATGGGTAGTGGTTGTGGGCCATTGGGTTCCCACCCTTGCGTTTTTACGATATTTTACTCCAAATCCTTTTTCAAGAAATCAAAATTGGACATTTATAAATGTCCATTTTTGGAAATCCTAAAATACTTTTGAGAATTCGATGTTTTGTGAGCATAATGAAAAATTAGCGTCTCACGACCGAAAAAAAATAAAAAATTTTGTGATGCTAATTTTTTTATTTTTTGATGCGGATTCTTTAGGCGAATCTTATACGTATTTTATAATTTAAATATAATATAAGATTATTATAAATGCCAAAGGTTGAGATTGATTACTCTAATACTATATTTTATAAAATATTCTGTAAAGACACCACCATAAAAGAGCTTTATGTCGGGCTAACTACTAATTTTGTTCAAAGGAGACATGCGCACAAACAAAGCTGTAAAAATGAAAAGGCAATGAATCATAATTGTAAATTATATAACGCTATTCGCAATGCTGGTGGATGGGAGAACTGGCAAATGGAAATTATTGCATTTCATAATTGCAAAGATAGTTATGAAGCACACAAAAAAGAGCAGGAATATTTTGAAACGCTTGGAGCAACTCTTAATAGCATTGAACCATTACCAAAACCAAAAATAAAAGAACCTATTGCAAAAATTGTAAAAGAAAAAACCATATTATTTTGTGAATCGTGTAATATATATTTTTCTAATTGGAAAGCACAAGAAACGCACAATGATACTCAGAAACATCACAAAATGGTATTGTTGAATAATGTGAAACAAACAAACTCGCCAAAAGTCGCCAAACAACACACATGTATTAAGTGTGATTATACATGCAGTAAACTCAGCGATTTACATAAACATTATTCAACGCGTAAACATCAATATGAAACAAATGAAACACCAATGAAACAAAAAAACTCGCTGTCGTGTGAAATCTGTAATAATATATTTTATAGTCGTAGTACATTGTGGCGTCATAAAAAAATATGCACCGATATCATAAATAATACTATAGTAAATACATCACAAATACAACTCAAATCATCAACACATACATCGTCAGATGATATGCAAACAAGTCTCATATTGGAGCTGGTTAAGCAAAACCATGAATTCAAACAACTGCTGATAGAGCAAAACAACACCATAATAGAGGTTGCAAAAAACAGCCAAATCAATAATAATACCATAAATAACACAAACACAAATAGCCATAACAAGACATTCAATCTCCAATTCTTCTTGAACGAGACCTGCAAAGATGCGATGAATATGAAGGACTTTATTAAATCGCTTGAATTGAGTCTACCCGAGCTAGAAAAGATGGGCGAAATCGGCTTTGCCGAAGGCATGTCTCGTGTCTTTGTGAATCGCCTGAATAGCTTGGATATAACCAAGAGGCCGATTCATTGTAGTGATCTCAAGAGAGAAATAATCCATATAAAAGACGATAACAAGTGGGAGCGTGATAATGCAAACTTGGATAGGCTCAGAAAGATTATTAAACAACTTACCCATAAGAATATTCTGAAGGTGGACGATTGGAAAAAGGCGAATCCAGGTTGCACGGAATACAATAGCAGGAAAAACGATCAATACTTGAGAATCAATATGGAAGCTATCGGACCAGTTGATGATGACGAGGTGAAGAGAGACTTTGGCAAGATAATCCGTCGCGTAGCTGAACATACCGCGATTGATAAGAAGTATTTGTGTGTGTAAAGCATGATAACATTATATTATTATTGTATAAATATGATGTTATTAACGTCTTCGCTTGTTTGAGCGTCTGCGTTTATTTGTGCGACGGCGCATATTAGACCTCTTGCGTTTCTTGGTTGTCCGCTTTTGTCTACGTCTACGTCCGCCTGTAATAGGCGCCTGAGTTTCTGGCACGGGTTCAGACGTTTCTTCTACCGCAACAGATTCAGATACAACAGGTTCAGGTGCATATGATTTTTCCTCCATAAATGCTTGATCGACGTTATCCATTGGCGGGGTTTCAGGAGGTGGATACTCTAAAGTGCCTTCCGCTTGTTCGGGCATTGGCGCCTCTTCTGGAGCAGGCTCTTCTGCACCGGACATATAATTTGATAATACTGGCGGTACAAGAGAAACTTCTTCGGGTTGTTTCTGCCAAAATTTCCAATTGCCAGAGGAAAAGTTATTTCTTAATTTTGTGAAAGCATGCTCGTCATCCCCCGGACTAGGATAAAACCAATAACCACCTCGTCTTGAACGTCCACGTTTATTTTTTCTCATATTACTTTTTCTTACTGATTTTGTATATTTTGGCATATATAATAACGCAAGAAAATTGTTATAATATATTTGTCTTGTAAAAATGCTAAATAATAAAGTAATGGCTTGTAAGAAATTAGTAAGTTTGTCTAACAAGGGAACCAATCGCGCAAGTTCTTCCATTGCGTAAGCTGTCGTTGTAAATAGATCCCTTTTTAGCTGGCGCAGTGCAGCCACCCGATCTTGCACGTTTAATGGTAGATCTTACGCCGCTCGGATAATAGTTTTTGGTAGAATAAGGTGCGTCTAAAGGAAGGCCGACTTTATATCCACTTTTGCCTACTGCGTTGGAACGAAGCTTTTGGGTTCGCATAGAAGAATCCGTAGGGGGAATGTAATTAGTATGTCCCGAAGTATGGTGTGCTGTGCCAGTAGAATAATTGAAAGTGAAATTTCGGGTTACTTTCTCAATCGCCCGCGCCCGTTGTATTGCTAAACTATTAGCAGATTCAGCCGTTCTAAAATATTGATGACGGGAGTTGACATTTTGGTCAGTTGCGGCGGGTTCTTGAGACGGATAAAATAACGGAGGTGTGGGTCTAAGACCAGTAAGTACACCTGAATTATGTGCAGGCATGGCACAGGGATACTGATTTGTGCTGAGGGGGCCATAAACTGGCGTAACTATAATATCAGAAAATTGTGTCATCTTATCTTATATACACTATATAAAATAAAATATTTATGCGGATACTTTCTTTTGTCTAGGCTTAGTCGGCTTCTTTTCCAACACCACATTTTGCTCTGGTGTGGGTGCGGAGACAGGCGCAGGTGCAGGAACCACCTTCTTTACACGCGGCTTTTTTTCTTTAACGGCTACATTTGATACAGGCTCGGGACTGGGTGTAGCTGGTGGCAATTGCTCTGGCTCTGGCTCTGGAGCAGGTGGGTCATTCATATAAGGGATGCCTGCGGCACTCATCGCTGCTTTTACTGCTTCCGCAATCTTCATTTGCATGGCAATCTCGTGCATAAGATTTTTTCTAGCCTGCGTCTCGCGAATTGTTTCTCTAACTTCATCAAACATCGGATCATGTTCGCTGATTAAAACGCTAATGATTCTTGGTTTCTTACTACGAATGGAGGTCGTTTCATCATAATCTTCCGCCCAATTATCGCACAACAAACTATATTGCTTGTCAACCTTTTCTTGGTCAAACCAAAGCTTTCCAAATGGAGCCGATCCGACAATAAATACGGATGAATCATCGTGGAATTCTTGAATAATGATTTTTGCTTCAATAAAATTTTGCTGTTCAGTTATGTCATATTGATCTGACATATCAATCTTCTCGTTTGTGTCGGGGTTTGTATTGATATCTGTAGACATGTTAATAATAATAATACAACAATCTTTATATTATTATTCTAGATATATCTTCCTTCGCCTTAATATCTTCGGATAGCCCTCCATGCACTCTGAGAGCCCGAGTTATTATTACCAGCATTAGAATAGTCATTGTAATTCTTGTTAACCGCCTTTTGTTTTAAATAAGTAATATAATCAGAGGAGTCGTAGACATACTTTACGTTGCACGAAGAGGGAGGGATTCCACTACCATCACATCTGCTTTGTATAGCACCAAATCTACCGCGAAGACCATTCAAACCAGGGCGACTTTGAAATGTTTGAACATCTCCACCACAAGAATAATCTGTGCGACACAAGATATCACCAGAGTTAGTCACAGCGCGAAACGGAGTAATAATACGTCTTCTCTCGCCAAGCTGAGAGACATATTTAGTGTTCCACCCGTTTCTTAATGTGAAACGAATTTGTGCGTATTGGTCATTATTATCTGTATCATTTACGCCTCGTGCAATAAAGCCAGTAATTCCACCACCGAGGTAAGGCTTTCCTCCAGGTCCATTAATAATTGGGGGGGTATTTCCAATTCCATAAGAGCCATTAATAGGATTTTGAAAACCAATAGACGGCATTTTATATATATACTATGCAAAAAAATTAAACAAAACGTCTAAATTAATGACTTGACAACAAATAAAATATTTGCGTATAATATATAATAAATGTTGTCTACTTTGATTAGTGCAATTGTTTTGATTATCCTAGATAGCGCATATTTACATTTAATGGGCGGATACTTTAAAAAGCAAGTTAAAGCGGTGCAAGGAAGTCCACTTGAGCTCAATTTGGTTGGCGCAGCCTTGTGCTATGTGTTTATCATTTTTGGGTTGAATTATTTTATTATTAAAAATAAAAAAAGCGTAAAGGACGCGTTTTTATTGGGTATAGTAATTTATGCTGTTTTTGAATTAACTAATTTAGCTTTATTTAAGAATTGGCATATTATGTCCGTTCTTATAGATACATTATGGGGCGGTATATTGTTTGGTTTAACAACAGGCATCGTCTACAAATTAACGTAGTGCCTAATTTTCAGTAATCAGCCGGGTCGATACATTCATGGTTGTAAGTTCTTGCATCATCAATTTACAAGCATAAGGCAACTTAACAAATGCAAAGTCTGTTCGGTTCCCGCAAGTCTTGCACAAGTGAATATGTAGCTCGTTATTGTACGACGCAATCAACCCACATTTCTTACAAACATGTACTTCATATTTGTCAGAAACATCGTATAAACGTTCTTTAGTGAATCTTGCTGCGCCGTGAGATATCATGCAATCACGCTCCATCTCTCCAAATCTTAGACCACCATCGCGTGAGCGTCCCTCTGCCGGTTGACGCGTCAAATTCACCATGGGACCAATTGAACGACTATGTGTCTTATCATTCACCATGTGCTTTAGTCGCTGGTAGAAGACAGGGCCCAAGAAGACACTGCATTCAAGTTGTTCGCCAGTCAGGCCGTTATACATGAGTTCATTTCCGTGAGCTTCGTAGCCAACCTTTAACAACTCCTTGGAAATGTCAGATACGTGAAAGTCGCCGAAAGATGTTCCATCGCCAAACAATCCGAGCGAGACCAAGGTTTTTCCTAAAATCGTCTCCTTTAATTGTCCAATCGTCATACGAGAAGGAATCGCATGCGGGTTGATGATAATGTCGGGCTTCACTCCATCGCGCGTGAATGGCATGTCGTCTTCAGGAATGATATTACCCAACGTGCCCTTCTGCCCGTGTCTAGATGAGAACTTGTCGCCAATGACTGGTTTTCTTACATTGCGAAGACGAACCTTTGCAAAGTTGTACCCGTCTCCATTGCGGTCAATGTAATTCTTATCAATATACGTTTCTTCGTCTGTGCGGAAGATCCTGCTTTGATCTTCATACTTGATGATTTTTGTGTGGTCGTTTCGGTTCTCTTTAATTGGCGTGACCTTGGCAATAATAATGTCTCGGTTTTCTACAAGCGTGTTCTCAGGAACAACACCCTTGCTATTCACCTTATTGTAGTTGCCGAATTTCATGCCTTTGGTCTTTGTCTGGTCCGGTTTGCAACGAATCTCTTCGTCGCCATTAATCTTTTGCTTATCCTCATCCTTTTCAGTATGATAAATAGTCGCGACAAACAAACCTCTATCAATCGAACCCTTGTTGAACAAGATGGAATCCTCTTGATTGTAGCCTGTGTGAGTCATAATAGCGACAATGACATTTGTGCCAGATGGAATCTTGTTTAGTTGAATCATATTCATGACGCGAGTATCTACAAGCGGGCGCGTCGGATAGTTGAGCACGTACGCCGTCTTGTCCATGCGATTTTCATAATTGGTTACATACACACCCATCGCCTGCTTGCCCTGCGCACATTGATAACAATTTCTAGGTGATTGATTATGCTCCGGGAAGGGAATGCAAGACGCAAGAATACCAAACATTGTACTGGGGTGAATTTCAACGTGGGTATATTTGTATATTTGGTTCGCATTTGTGCCGGCCAATAAATCGCTCGGCTTGGTTCCAATTAAAGCCCAACTTTGCTCATCTGGATCAATATACTCCAATACGGAATTAGGTAATCGGCAGTCAGTCAGCAGGTCATCCCACAAAATTTCACCACTATTTAATTTCGTTATGTTATCCTGTGTCAGAGTAAGCTTGTTGTCCTTCACTCTTAACAAAGGACGCGTCAAACGACCGCTATCATTGCAGACACGGATTTCTTTCAACTTGTAGTCAAATATAACAGATGTGTAAATGTTAATGATGCCCTTGTACTTCTTATCCTTGAGCATAAGATACAACTCGGTCGGGTTTTCACTAATACCAACCCATGCACCATTAACAAATACTTTTACGGCGTCATACATATCGCTTGGTTGCAACGTACGAATGTCTATGACGTGGGGCATAACATACTCGTAAAGCGGAGCCGAGTTGGAATGAATCGTAATATGAGCCATATAACTCAAATTCTTCACCAAACCAACTGACTGACCCTCTGGAGTTTCCGCGGGGCAGAAGTACCCCCAGCTCGTATTATGCAACTTACGAGGCGGAATCAGTTTACCGCTCTTGTCTGCAGGAGTTGAAATGCGACGCGCATGGCTCAAGCTACTGACATATGTCAATCGGTTTAGAACTTGTGCAACACCCACCTTATTGCTACTTGAGTGCTTTACACCGAAATCGCCTGTAGAAAGCGCGCGTTTGAGACCATTTTCAATAGTCGTAGATTTTATAATCTTGTAGATATTTGTCAAGTTGATGATGCGCTCATAGTCATCGGTAGAACGCCAAGAACCGCCGTTAATCTCGCGAATAACTTGCTTCTCCATGTCCTTCACCAATTTATTGAAGTAATTGCGGAACAGATTATTCAAAAGTGTCCCAGTCAAATCCACACGCTTGTTGATGTATGAATCGCGGTCATCGGCTTTCGCGTATCCAAATGTCGCTTGAAGCAACTTGTTTGTCATGTATCCAAGGAAGTACTTTTTCTGAACGCTGTTTTGGCAATGCGGGAACAGGTCATTCTCCAAAATATCCATGGCAAATTCACGCTTCTTTAATGCGCCGGTCTCCTTGTCCATGTTGATTGGTGTATACATGACGTGCGCCGTAATATGCTTAATCGCATCTTCTTGTGTAAGCCATTTATTTGAGTCCATAATGGAAGCCTGCAAAGAGTCGCATAGTTGTGCTTGCTTGTCCTTCTCTACATTCAACAGAATAAGCTCGCAGATTTCCTTGTCCGACAAGACGCCAAGGGCACGGAATACAATAAACAATGAAACAGGGATTTTTACTCGTGGAATTTGCAATACTATGGAATAACCAAATCCATTATTCTTGGAACTTACCATCATGTTTATTTGTTTTGGTGAAATGCATTTGAAATCTGGAACCGATTTGATTTCGGCCATCCACGTATATTTGGTGCTATTTTTGCTAATGTTGAAACAATATACCTTGTTCTCTGCGGCGCGTTCTTGGCCCAGCACAGTCTTCTCCGAGCCATTGATAATAAAGTATCCGCCAGCGTCATACTTGCATTCACCGGTATGGTCATGATTTACGTGTTTGTATTGGTTCAATACGCAAATGTTTGACTTCAACATGATTGGCAGTTTACCAATGTGAATATTTGGTAGAGTTTTGTAAAACGTCTGGCTATTTTCAAGGTCCTTACCACTTCGCACAACGTATTTAATATTCATATCGACATTCATGGCAGACGAATACGTGAAATTGCGCAGGCGCGCTTCTTGAGGGAACATTAGCTTTGTTGCGCCATTGTTCTCATGTATTTGTGGTCTGTACAAATGAAAGTTTTCAAATGTTACGAATATTTCTAGCGCGTATTTGCCGCTCTTTGCATCATAATCGTGCTCGGATGCAATGTGGACTGGGTTAAACATCTCAATCGTTTTAATAATTTGGCATGATACGAAATTATTATACGATTCTAGCTGATGTCTTACCAGGCGCTCCAGATGATGTCCCTTGAAATAGGACTCAATGATACTCCACGGCTCCTCAATATATTGACTTGTTTCAACTGACATGTTGTCTTCTTTTGTTGACTCCATAGATCAGTTGCTATTAGAATCAATTTATTTTTATATTCTTTTCAGAGAAATCATATCTATGCGTTGCTTTTGCTTTGCTTTAGCTCGTTTCGTTTATAATTTTGTTTTCTAATATAAAATTATGTCCAATCATAAAACTATTAAGATTAATCCTGAATTGTTTTCATTAACGAAACAAAAGAAAACCAAACCAGATGCGACTCAGGCGAAAACGAAAAAGAATACTACATTTAAACCCAATAATCTGAAAAATAAGCTATTGGAACGTATTAAAGCACACAAGAATAAAGAGGCAAACTTGGGTACGCAGTCATCATCGGCGAGTGATTTTGAAGCACAATCCGATGAATTTAACGATTCAATGGCCTACTTATCTAGTCTTGCAAAACAATCAAAGGAGACGTCAGATAGGGATGCATATGTTCAAAATACGCAAAATTCCATGACTGGAGGAAAATCAAAAACATTAAAGAACTATTCAAGTCCTTCTTTGCACGTAGAGCTTGAACTGCCTGAAGGATTAAAAGAATCTCCAATGATATTTCATACACCTATACCGGCAAATGATCCACCAATAACATTAACTCCACCAAACGCCAATTACATGGTTGACAATAATGTCCCATATGGTTGTTTAAAAGGCGGAGTTAAGCCGACATTTAAGACATGGAATAAAACCCAAAGACAACAACCATCCGTAGCGCAATCATCACCATCGTTAATTATTAACACGTCTTCGCTGGGAGGGTCATCCAATACTACACTTAGAGAGACAAAAATGAAAGAATTAAAGGATAAAATGCGTCGGAAACAACAATCCTTAGAAATTGCGCAACCGCCTGTAGCCCCATCACCTCCCCCAAAACCTACTCCTATTCCACAACAACTATCAGAACCAGAACCAGAACCAGAGAGAACTATCGAGCAAGCAATTCCAACTATGATTATGACCGATCCAACTCCAGCGAATCATTCTGCTTCCTTTGCTGATGCACCTACTACACAAAATGTCCCAACAAGCGTTCCAAAAAGAATAAAAAAGACAATAAAGCGAACTTATACGCTGGGTAAATCAAAAATACATAAAAAGGTGGGTGTATTAATTAAGGATAAAAATACTAGAAAACGAGTATTAAATGCACAACGCGATATTAAACGACATGGAATTAATGATATCAAACAATATTTGCGCACACATGGATTGATAAAAACCGGTAGTAGTGCGCCAAACGATATTGTACGAAAAATATATGAATCTGCCATGTTATCTGGGGAAGTAACCAATCAAGATAAGGATATTTTGCTTCAAAATTTTTTGAAGGAAAAAGAAGAATAATTTATTATAGTTCCATTACTTTTTTTGTAGATACTCATTTAATAGTTTTTTATGTTTTTCAACAAGATTACCGATTAAACCATCACAATGTACTATTGTATATCTTTCACCCCCACCTGAATTTGAACATGAATAATTATCAATCGGTAATTTATATATTAAATCCGAATATAGATCATTTATCCAATTATCGCAATACCAGTTTGTTATTTCTTCGGGGTAAAAAAAATTAAATATATCAATGTGCGTTCTATGAACGAAACATTGTGTCAAAATATAATTATTACCATTAGTAGTAAGTGGGCCGGTCAATCCAACATTGTTATTTCTCAATAATAAATTTATGCATTCATCCATCCACCCCATATTATTAAAAATAATATCGTCGCCACATGCATACAAATAATCAAATCCGTCGTTATATGCACGCGTTGCTAATATATTCCACATTTTTGTGACATGTCCCTTGTCAACGCTAAGTTGAATAAACTCAATGGGTATTCCTTGATTTTCATAAAAAGTTATATTATCTGTATTATTATAAAAAGTATCATCATAATCATACCCAATAAATAATTTATATTCAAAATTATCATTTGTGTATTGTTTAAAAGAATTAATCATTTTGTATAGTAATGACTCATCCGGCGAAGACCAGTTTCTATATTTTGAGGTAGATGGAATTATAAGTGCAACTTTTACCTTCATTATAAAATATTACAATATAATATTATAATATTATATTTTAAGTTGTTTTACATATATAGAGATTTTACCACTAAATTTATAACATTTTATAAATTCATACAAGTTGCAAACATTTTGCTTGTAACTAGATATGGGTCGCAGTTTGCAGCAGGTCGTCTGTCTTCAAAATAACCGCATTGATTTTTTATGGTCTCGTTGCCTCTTCTTATAGACGCGCCACGATTTGCAATACCATCCGTAAACACATCATATGACGCAGTCTCGCATTCACCTGTCATACGGAGACGATTGTCCTCGCCATATACTTCCATATGTTCCGCGTGTTTATGCGACAATCTTGCAATTGCCTCATCAATGTGCTCCAACCCGGTTTTGTTGTCCCCCCTTCACGCATTTTTTTGGTGCTAAAATTGGCATGACATCCCGAGCCATTCCATTTATTGAAAAACGGAAGTCTCCATCTAGTAAGTAATGGTTTAGGATTGAAATCAATAATAATATCATACTTTTCTGACAACTTGTGCAATAAATAACGCGCCATCCATAAATGGTCGCCTTGTTCAATACCAACACACGGACCAATCTGAAACTCCCATTGTCCCGGCGCAACCTCCGCGTTAATTCCACAAATCTGTATGCCAGCCATTAAACATACACGAAGATGCTCTTCTGCAAGTTTACGTCCAAAGGCATTCTCTGCGCCAGCACTGCAATAATATTGTCCTTGTTCCGCATTGTCGTGTTGGGGAAATCCCAATGGGAGATTTGTATTACTATCAAACATGAAATATTCTTGTTCTAGTCCAAACCATGGTTCTTCTTCTAAGGCTTGATTGAAAATTTTCACCGCTGCGTCGCGATGGTTATGTTTCGTTGGCTCGCCATTTGGTAAGAAAGTTTCACACAACACCAATTTGTGATAAATGCAAGAATCCGGATTTGTTGCGCTAATGTTCGCGCACTCCGAAAAATCATAATCAAACATACGACATGGCTTCAAAATAATTTCTGATTCACGTCCGCTTGCCTGATAAGTTGAGCTTCCATCATAATTCCAATTGGGCGCCTCCTGAATATTTGTTATTCTTCCTCTCATAACACGCGTCTTGCTTCTTACATTATTTTTGCCATCAATCCAGACATATTCTAAAAGCGTATTCACCATAATATAATTATTTTATTATATTTAATATAATTTTCGTTAAATATTCATTACTTTATGCAAAATTATTTCCTACTCTATTATTCAAGTCATGGAATTTGTCCATTTCTCTGAGAAATATATCCAGGCACGTTACATTGAAATAATATTGCATATCCTCCCATTGTTGTTTTGCTAAATGGAGAGTTGTTTTAGCATATTCGCGCTCAGCTAGTCCGTATGCAATACCATATATATCTTCGATATTTTTTTCTTTCATATACATACCTAATGCTGAATTGCTTAACCATGTACGTTTATCTACACCTTCTACAGGATGTACTATAGTATAACATCCACATACAGGTGCCATAATTGCTAACCAAGATAAGGGGTCGTAGCAATATAAGCATTCATACTCATTAAATATAGAAATTGTTCTATCATGA